CGATGGTCCTTCCACTTTCATTAGGTTCACTCGCTCGTATGCCTTTTTGGATGGCAAGTATAATTTCTCTCAGTCTGATAACTTGTTTACTGTCTCGGCTATTTTGGAAGTGGATGAGGAGGAGCAAGAGGAATATCCTTCCTTGCACATTCGATCAATCGTTTCGGACAGCGCCAGCACATCAGCGTCCTTTTCCGATGGGGAATTGGGCCGGGCTCCAGAAGAGGCTACTAGTTTGGCCGGGTTTCTAACAGGGGAGCACTTTTTGTCGGTAACGTTTGCTCCGGACCAAGCGGACGAGGGTTCTTCCTCCAGTGGATTCCTGTCGGGTGTCTATCTGCCGGTGGTGGTTTTTGTCACGGAGGCGGATGAGGGCTCCTCCGTGGGTGGATTTCTGTCCGGTGTCTACACTCTTATCGTGATAGTTTCCCCGGACCAAGCGGACGAGGGTTCTTCCTCCAGTGGATTCCTGTCGGGTGTCTATACCCTTACTTCTGTTCCAACTACACATTCTGAATCGAGTTCTTCATCGGCCGGATTTCAATCAGGCAGCTATGTTCTGGCCTAAACAGAAAGAAATTTATGAACAAAATAATCAGTCACTGTTATCAACAAGCGAGTGGTGTCGTCCAATGTCAGGTGGTAGAAAAGGGTCGTGTGGTGCGTTCCTACGAGCCACAGAAAAACCTAATCCTCAACCAGGGATTGAATACGGTATGCTCTAGTGTGGTTTGGGGTGATGCATTTCTCCATTGCGCGGCGGGGACAGGCACAACGGCAACCAATGCGGCTTCTGGAGCCGGAGAGAATGGCTCGGGTGCTAGCACTACCTTTACGGGACCCGGCTCCTTCAATTTTACTTCTAATGCGGCAGTGGGTGATATGTTGAAAATGTCAAGTGGGTCTAGCAGCGGGACTGAAGTTCGGATCACTGCGGTAACCGACGCTACCCATGTCGAATACATACCGTCAGGGACCCTTAGCTCGGGTGAGTTCACTATTTATAAGACTAGTCAGGTTGGACTGGCTACGGAGGTCAAGCGTCACAGCGTTTATCTAACGGGGTCGGGTAACTGCGGCAGTTCCGTGTCGGGAAGTTCTTGTGTGTTAAAGAGGACTTTCGACTTCTCCGCGGAATCGGGAGGGGTGACTTATAACGAGGTGGGTTTCTCTTGGACGTCTACTCCGGGTAATAATCTCTTTTCACGCATCAAGCTCTCCTCCGGCGTTCCGCTTATTGCCGGCCAGCAATTCAGAGTTATCTATACCCTCACCATTGCGGTGTCTCCTACCACACTGACTCCGGCTACTTTTAATATCACCGGATGGCCCGTGCTTCCTTCCACCTCGCTGGACGGTGACCAACAATGGCAACTTCCTGGCATCATTGGAATTGCAACAGATGGGACTTATCAGCAATCGGATGCGGGCGGGTCTTATGGGACAGGATGTCTAGAGCCTTGCATAGTCGATACTGCGAGTGGCCTTTACTCTTGTTACATTTGGATTTCTCCTAATGCCTCTGCTCCTACTTCCTTTAATACGGCGGCGGTGGACCGCACAGCTAATTCAGCTCATCAAATTGTTACACTGTCCTCCTACGTGGCTTTGGATTTCTTCCGGGATAAGTCCACAACCTTTGCAGTAGGAGCGGCTAATAGAACTGATTTTCGGAGCATGGGTTTGGGAACCTATAGATTCGGGTCTTCTGTTTATCCGGAGTCAACGGGGTGCGCCTTTGTTTGTGTCTTTGACGAGGCACAAACAAAGAGCTCCCTTTACACTTTGACCCTCTCCTTCCGCATCCACGTAGGCCGAACGCTTGCTTAAGCATGAACTCATCTTTGCAGGACGCCATCAAGGAAGCCTTCGCGCTGGCCCCGGCCAGCAAGGTTATTCTCAACACGATTGAGATACGCCAGGAAGGTGTGCAAGACCCTATCTTCCTAGTCCAGGCGCGGCGGGGCATGGTGGCAACGGACGAGAACGGAGTGGAGCGGGTGTTCGAGCCGGTGGGATTCTCTTTTTCCCTCCCACCGTCCAACGAAGAAGGATTTCAAAGTCTTAACATCGCCATCGACAATGTAGGCTTGCGGGTAACGGCCTTTATGAATGCGGCCATGTCGGTTGCGGAGCCCATCAAAGTTATCTATCGTCCTTATCTCAGTGATGACCTTACCCATCCACAAATGATTCCTCCGCTGGTGTTGTTCTTAAAAGACGTGCGGATCACAGCGGTCCAGGTTGTAGGGCGGGCCACCTTCATGGATATCGTCAACAAGAAATTCCCGGCTGAGCTTTATACCCGCAGCCGCTTTCCCTCGCTGGGATAATGCATTGGGCCACTAAATACATTGGGCTCCCTTACGAGATAAGCGGGAGGACGGTAGGTGGTGTGGATTGCTGGGGGTTGATTTGCCTGGTGTATGAGAATGAGTTTGGAATCACCTTGCCTTTCATCCCGGGGATACCAGCTTGCGAAGTCTCTGCTTTGTGTGCTGCTATCGAGAAGGAAGTGGAGCAGGACTGGGTGAAAGTGGAGAAGCCTTTTGATGCTTGTGCTGTGACGATGAGTCAGGGCGAAGTGATGCACCATGTAGGCTTGTGGATTGGGGCGGACGGAGGAAAGGTGATACATTGTTGGGGTCGGCATAAGGTCATTGCTGACACGCCAAAAGGGATTAAACTCAAGGGGATTAGACACATGAAATTCTACCGTCATCGAGAATGGAAACAATAAGACCAAAGATGGGATGGGTGTTTGAGACAGCCGATTCTTTCAACCCCTATAAGGTGGAGCGGCATCAAGTGCCTTGTGGCATCCTAGTCATGGAGTGGGTGGCTTGCCGCCATCCCGAAACCCAGGAATTCCCCCTGCCCACTATCTGCCTCTTCAACGGCCAGCCGCTTCTGCGGAAGGATTGGGACCGACCTATTCAAGAGGGCGACGTGGTAAACTTCATTGCCATTCCGCAAGGCATTGAACTTATCATTGCCTTAATCATTGTGGTGATTGTCATGGTGCTGGTGCTGGTGTTGATGCCGGTGCCGCCTCCTCCTGGCGGAGGGCCCGAATCCGATCCCGTTTATTCTGTCAAGGGGCAGAGCAATGAAATCCGTTTGGGAGAGCCCATCGAAGTTTGCTACGGGCGAAACCGGGTCTACCCTTCCCTGGCTTCCCGTCCCTTCTACCAATACTCGGGAAACGATCAATATCAACACTCGCTTTACTGTTTGGGCCAAGGGCAGTATGACATAGAAGCAATACAGATTGGGGACGCCAGCATCTCCGACTATCAGGAAGTAGAATATGAAGTCATTCCTCCGGGCGGGTCCACCTCATTGTTTGCCACCAATGTCTATACCTCTCCGGAGGCCGGCGGTCATACTTTGCTTGCTCCTAATGAAGAGGAGTATGTCCCGGACGGCTGGGTTGGACCCTTCCCCGTCTGCCCGGTGGGCTCAGAAACGGAGAAGATCGAAATCGATTTAGTTTTTCCCAAGGGCATCTACAAAATGAGTTCCTCCGGCAGCTTGCAGAATATGACTATTACGGTGGAGGCGGAGAAGCGGCTGATAGACAATACAGGAACGCCGCTGGGCGACTATACCGATTTAATTGTCCCTTCCCCTATAACTATTACGGGAAAGACGACGACTCCCCAGCGCAAGACTTATTCTACTGGTGTTCCTGTCGGCAGATATGAAGTCCGGTTGCGGAGGACAGGACTCAAGAAGCTTTCTCCACGGGCTGGTAATGATGTGGTTTGGGAAGGGCTCCGTTCCTTTATCTCTTCTTCGGAGGAGCATAGTTTTGGAGATGTGACTTTGATAGCAGTGAAGATACGGGCTTCTAACAATCTGAACGCTAACACCCAGCAAAGATTTAACGTCATTGCCACCCGCAAGCTGCCAATGTATGAGTCGGGAGGGTTTACGGAGCCGGTAGCTACTCGCTCAATTATCTGGGCAATGGTGGATGTCTTCCGCAGCTTGTATGGCGGGCGCCTAGAGGAGGGTTACTTCGATTGGGATGTCTTGCTAGAGTTGGACGCGCTCTATACTAGCCGCAATGAATACTTCGATTGGATCTTTCGCGATGCTGGCACTGTTTGGGCTACGGCTCAGACCGTGGTTAGGGTAGGACGCGCCATTCCTTTGCTTACTGGTTCTTTAGTCACGGTGAAGCGGGACGGGCCACTAGACGTGCCGGTGGCGATGTTTAACCAAGAGAATATCGTTAGTGGCACTTTTCAATGGGACATTAAGCTCTGGGACTTGGATGAGTATGACAGCATCCAAATTGAATACACCGACCCATCGACTGGCTACAAACAAGAGCAAGTGGTAGCTGTCCTGCCCGGCGGAACTTCCGACCATCCGGAGGATATTAGGTTGTCGGGCGTTCAAGATCGCACGCATGCTTATCGTGCCGGCTTGTATATGATGGCGTGCAAACGATACTTGCGGGAGAACATTTCCTTCGACACGGGAATGGAAGGATTCATCCCGACTTACGGAGACTTGATAGCCGTATGCCATGACGTGCCTAGTTGGGGACAGGCAGGCTATGTGGTCAAAGCCGTGCGGGGCGAAGGAACACTCTACCATCTTTGGCTGTCGGAACCGGTTACATTTATGGAAGGCGTGGACCACCAAATCCTATTGCGCGGGCGGACGGCTAATGTGATAGGGCCTTTGCTAGTTCGGCAGACTGCGGACGCCCAGCAAGTAGCTATTAACACGGCAATGGAGATAGACTTCTTGCAGGACGGCACAACGGAGCCCATGCTTTTCATGTTTGGCGTCTCCAATCAAATCACTAAGTATCTCAAAGTGATGAAGATAGAACCGCAGGGGCAGGAGGTTATCCGGATTAGCGCGGTGGCCGATGTTCCTATCATTCATTCCTTTGACAGTTTAACTCCTCCTCCCTTGGGTGTAATATTCTTCCCGCCGCTGCCACCGGACTTGCCGGAGATTGACTTCATATATCTCACGCAAATGGATGGCGCTTTGCTCATTGTGCAAGTGTCGTGGACGGCAGCATTCGGGGCCCAGTATTACATCATCCAGACTTCAGAGGACGGGGAGAATTGGCAGAACCAGCCTAATACCACCCGCACTTCTATCCAGCTGCAAGTATTCCCTGGAGACTTCTACGTGCGGGTGGCGGCGGTGAATACAGGGCCCGGTCCTTGGATTCAGGAGCAGACTGTGGTAGGGCAGTTAGCCAGCTTGAACGAGTCCACGCCTTGGGAGGGATTAGAGTGGGCGGTGAGTTGGTTTGCTTCGCAATATGCGGTGGGCTACCAAATCAAAGTGTATGATAACAGCGAGTCGGCTCCCATCCTAAAGCGAACGCTCACTCAGACGGCCCTCAGCTACATATATGACTACACGGCGGCAGTGGCAGATTCTAATGTGGTGCGGGAGATGCTGGTCACCGTAGATCCCTTGTTTGAAGATGATGACACTTCCGAAGTCCTGCCTTCCGGCTCTCCTGTCTCCTTAGAGCTTCACAACACTATTCCGGAGCTTAGCGAGCCCGTGACAGTTGCCTTTGTAAGTGCGGATGATGATTACGCCTATTATCATTTCTCTTGGACTCCGCCCGCGGAGAACGAAGATGTGAACCGGGTAAAGATTTGGCTGTCGCTGACCCCTGGCATAGATCCCAACGTCGATGTTCCCTTCACCACTATTGCTACTATGGACCCGGCCGCGGAATTGAATCTAGGCATCCCGCTGGATTCGGGCGACACCCATCCCGCTTACTACTACCGGATATCTCTCCAGGACGTTTGGGGCGATGAGCTGTCGACGAATGTATCTGCCGAGCATACGGTTCCTGCCTACCCGTAAAAAATAATTCTTGCCTGAATGGATTCAGGTAGTAAGATGAAGGTATGAAGTTTCGGTCTCCAATATATTTATTGAAGAGGAGTCCGATAGTAATACCTTGCTTAGGTTGCTACGGGACGGGAAGGTCTGTAGAGGCAACTCTTTGTCGGGCTCCTGCCTGCCTTACGTGTGGTGGGAGGGGTTACCGGCTAAAAGCGCCGAGAAGGGCTAACTCCAGATGCCGTCAGGGTGCTCTTTCTTAAGAGCTAGCAGATTGCGGCGAATGTAATCGGCAACCGGGGAGGACTTATCTTCCTTCAACCCATGCGTCCAAAGATAGTGGTAATAGGAGGCTGGGACTTCTTGCATGATGCGGGGTCCTTGCCTCCTACTTTATACTTCCCGAAAGGAAAAGGGTCTAAGTCTTCTAGTTGTTTCATAATTCAATCACCTTCCCCGTCTCCAGCTCTTCGATGTGCGTCACTTGGATAATCTGCACACCTAGGTCTTTGGCTAGCCCTTCCAGCATGAAGCGGACATTCTCCCGGTATTGACTGCTTACAAACTTAAAGCCCTCGTCAATCACTACGACCTTGGCCAACCGGGGCCGGTGCAACATGAGGCACGCCACCCGCAAGGCGAATGCTGCTACATCTATCATTCCTCCTCCGCTGGCGGATAAAGGGTCCACGTCCAGCCCACGCCGGAGGAAGCGTAGGCTGGCTTCCGTGCGTCCTCGCTTCCGTTCGAATTGAATTTTGAATTCGTAAGGGTCGTCAAACACGGTGGACAAGCAGGAGGAGACGACTTTGGAGATGCGCTCGTGCGCCTTCTGCTGGACGGCTTGAGCAATGAGCTGGAGGATTTCTTGTGCGTCCTGGGTGCAAGCGAGAGTGACATTGGCCTCAGCTAGTCCTTCCACCTCTCGCTCCACTGCCGCTTCT